ATGGAATTAAATAAGATTTTTGATGAGGAAATTGCAAAAATTATGAATAGTTCTAAGAAATTTTCCGGTGATGAGATAAAAGTATTCACTAAGAAGGTTTTAGATGACGCAATTTGGAAAATGCGCAGACATACCAATAGACATATAAGGAATTTATATCAATCGGGTCATGATTATGTCGGAAATCTCGTTGGAAAGACAATTGATTTCTCAAAAGTCGATGAAATGGCGATAAAAGCCATTACTGACAGAAAAGTACTATGGGAAGCATATGCAAATATCGGAAAAGAGCTTTCTGGTAAAATAAATGATGTAATTACCGAAAGTTATGCGGATCCTAAGACATTTTCAATCGGAAATATGGTAAATAAGATGAAAGATGTAGCGGATGCCGAAACTTACCGCCTTGAACGTATTGTTAGAACGGAAACACGTACGGCAAGTCAAAAGGGGCGTGAAATGGGCTTCAAAAAAGCAGACCCAGACGGTGCATATCGATATAATTGGGCAGTAAAACATGATTCCCGAACAAGTCCTATCTGTAAAGAGATAGAAGAATTCGTAACTAAAGAAGGTAATGGTCGTGGCGTTACTTTAGATAGATTAAATGAAATACTTAAGACTGTTAGTTTAAAACATAACGGCGATAAGTGGGAATATCGAGATTGGACGCCGCATATTAACTGCCGAAGTGGATTAATTCGTTCATTTGTTGAAAACCCACAATAATGACCTACAAATTTTCAATAAAACTGGATAATAATAAAATTACTGATGCATTAAAAGTAGCACTTGAAAAAAAACTTGATGCTGCACTTAATGATATTGCAGATTTTATTGGTAGTGAATCTGATAGGATATTGCGAGATGATGATGAGGGTTCGTTTGATACGGGATTTTTAGCAAATTCTTTAGTTGTATCTAAAGATAAAAAACTTTATAAAGAAGTTGGATATTCAGCAATGTATGCTGGATATGTGGAATACGGCACTAGTCCACATGGAATTCCAATAGATGTCATATATAATTGGGTAAATAGAAAAAAGAAAGATTTAAATATTAAATACGATAAAAAGAAAACAACGGTATTTGGTGGTAAAGTTTATAATACTGCAATATTAAAAGTTTCTTGGGCGATTTTTATGAGTATAAAAAAGAAAGGGACGGAACCTGCGCCCTTTTTGCGTCCGTCTTTTAATTTAGGAAAAAGTAAAGCTAATGAATTTATTAAAAAGGCTATGAAAAAATAAAAAAATAATATTTTTTAATTAAACTTCTATATGTTAGTATTTATAGTTATTCTTTATAAAAAAGTAATGAAGAAAAAATTAATCCTCATTAACATTTAATAATATTTCGCAATCGCAAAATCCACCATTAGATTCAAGATATTTTATAGATTTATGGATATCCATTGACATTAATTTAAGTATTTCTTTTGCGCCTATTAATGTACCATCGCAATTCCAAGTTGCTTTACCTTTTTTATTTTCTTTATAGTCTAATCGCATGTCAATTAACATCGTAAATAATTCCCATTGTGGATGTCTTTTTGACATTATTGTTGATAATCTACGTCTTTCAGTCATAGTAATTATCTTATTGTTTTACTACTATTTATACTTATTTAAATGTATATCTGTTTATAAATGAAATTTATTATTAATAGAAAGGTTTATTAGTATATAAAACAATAAGGTAAATTATGGTTATTAGTGGTAGAAAAAAAGGTTGTATTCCTTGGAATAAAGGTAAAAAGTGTCCACAACTTGCCGGAGAAAATAGTCCAACTAAAAGATTAGACGTTAGAAAAAAAATGTCTTTAGCATCAAAGGGTAAACCTAAATCTAAAGAACATAGAAAAAAATTATCAGAAGCTAAAATTGGTAAAAAACTTTCTGAGGAGCATAAAAGACATATATCAGAATCAGAACTTGGTGAGAAAAATCATTCTTTTGGTAAGAAACGTTCTAAAGAATGTAAAAAGAAAATGTCTGAATCACATAAAGGCACTCAATGCGGTAAAAATAGCGGTAGATATGGTAAGCCACCAAAACATAGTAAAGGATATTATTATGATTCGCCACTACAAGGTATGGTTTGGTTACGTTCTTCCTATGAAATAGGATATGCTAAATATTTAGATGAACATAAAATATTGTGGATGTACGAAATGGAAACGTTCGATTTAGGATATAGAACTTATACGCCAGATTTCTTCTTACCTCAATTTGAAAAATTTATTGATACAAAAGGATATATGAGACCTGAATCACAAGAAAAGATTAATATGTTTCTCGAACAATATCCTTGGGATTTGGAAATATTATATAAAGAAGATTTAATTAAATTAGGTATTAAATTATGAATAATCTTATCATTAAAAGTATTATTAATAAAGATTCAATTAATAATCAAGATAGAATTTTTCAATCTTGGGGGTCGGTCGAAATGATTGATAGACAGGGTGACCTACTACCTATTGATGAATTTAGGCCAGTTATTGAAAAATTAAATACTCTAGGACATAAAGTACCTTTAAATGATTCGCATTCCAACCACAATTGTGGTGAAATTATAAAATTTGAATTTTTAAATACGCAAGATGGTATAAAGGGACTTTTATTAACAGGTCGTGTATATTCGAGATATGATAGTGATACTGATATTTGGAATGCAATAAAAGATGGACGTTATACGGGATTAAGTTTGGGGGGAAAGGCTGGAGAGAAAATACCGGTCTGTGACCATAATGGATGTTATAACTTATTAAAAAATCCGGAAATTTGGGAATTTTCATTGGTGGAAACGCCCGCAAATCCCGGAGCATTATTTACCCAAATAAATAAATTAGCAAAATCTTATGACGTATATGAGGAAATTATAGAAAATGTTTTACATAAAGCGAGAGTTTATGTACATAATAATAAAGATGCTCCACCGGGGGTAAAAATAGAAACTGGTAAACATGGTGGTAAATATTATGAAAGTGAAACCCAACGTGGGGCATTAAATTTAATGATTAGTGGTTTTCAAGGTAAAATTAATAATATAATGAGAAATTATGACGATTTTTCAAGTAATAAAATGGGATTTGAAGAAAAAACAATGTTTGCTCAAAACTTATTAAATTTATATAATAAAAATAAAAAGCAAGTAGAGCATTTAAGTATACCAAAACAAGATATATATGATACTTTAAAATTATTGTCGAGTAATGATATTCATGATAAAGCAATTGGCATCGATAATTTCATGGGATTAGCACATTATAATGATTTATTAATATTAAATCTTATAAAAGAAAGTAATATCATACCAAATCGTAATATGCAATCACGTTTATCCGATGAAGAACTTGATGATTTATGGAAATGGGAAAGAGAAACAACTAATAAAGTTTTAAATAAATTAAATGAAATTCGAAATAGAAGAGGGCTTTTAGATCGTACTTTACGTAAAACAAAGGCATATCCAATACAAAAATATGTTCGTCAATGTGCAGATGAATGGTGTGTTTATTCGGAAGCGGGAAAACGTCTTGGAACTCACGGCTCAAAAGAGGATGCTTACAAACAAATTACTGCAATTGAAATTAATAAAGCTAAAGTTTATATTAAAACACCATCCGAAGCACCGAGTGGCGCTCAAGTATACCGTGGGCCCGAAGGTGGAAAATATTATGAAACAGAAGAGATTTTATTACCAAAAAATATTTATAATATTAAACAAATAACAGATAAGGCTAAAAAAGAATTTAACATTGATACTCCTAATAATTTTTATGGTGCGGGTTATATACTTAATGATGGATTAATATTAAGTTTACCCGCCCATGTTGATGTGGGACATTTATATAATCATGTCGGATCAGATTTTGATATAAATCAATTTATGATAAATTCACAATCTATGCGAATTTATATAGATCCTAATGAACGGGAATTAAATATTCAAATTAATATTAATCAAAAATTAAATGATTCTCAATGGAATGTTTTATCTAAAATACCAATAAAAACAATTAAATATGATATTACCGATGGAAAAAATAATATAGATAGTGGAAATATTAATTCAATTAATGAATTAAAAGATGTTTTTAATAAAATACAATTTAATACCCAAAAATCAATTAATAAAGCTAAGGTCTATGTAAAAAATCCTAATGATATACCAAAGGGCGCAAAAGTTGGAACGGGACCTCGTGGTGGAAAATATTACGAAAGTTCAGAAAAAGAAACACATACTTATGAAACATCACATTTGTCAAAAGAGGATGAATTTTTATCACTAAGAAGTAAAGTTCCAGAAATAATGCAACACTTTTTTACATCGTATACCGCAGAAGAAATGCGGCAAAAAGGAATAAAAACATATATAATGCCAAATAAATTAGCTGGTG